TTTGAGGTGTGAAATTACCTGACGGTAAGTTTCCATAACCTGCTGCTGTTCCGAAAGCCATTTTCTCTCTCCTTTTTGAGGTTTTTTAGCTGTTCATATCAATTCGCCCTTCTTGCCGTGCTAAGTCAATTTCGGCTTCCACCTTTTCGAACTCCCACGGTTTAAGCTTGGCGATGTCAGAACCCTTCCAAATCTTTTTAGTAGAATCTTTTGTTGCGACTTCTTTAGGTTGTTGTCTTGTTACAGACATGGCAGCGTCAGATTCTTTTGATCTAGTAGGCTTCTTATTAGAGATTCCCATCTCTGCTTTGTAAAGGGATATTATCTTGCTTGCCCATTTAGCATCAGTATTGTTCTTATATATACCATCACTAATCTGTTCAGGCTGATCGTCTAACCACTTTAAAAACTTTTCATCTGATTTAAGATCGTTGAAATCTGGATGTAGTCTGAGAAGCTCTTCAGAAGCTTTTTCTTTTTCTAAAGTTTTTTCTCGTTTTTTTACAGTTTCTAAATCTTGTCTTAACTTTGCAATTTGTGCTTCAGTTTGAACACTAGAGACTGTTTGTACAACTTCAAAAACATCAGGATATCTCTCTTTAAAATCTTCAAGTTCTTCCATAGTTTTTGGAGGTCTAGTACCTCTAGGCAATTCGTACGCCCTTTGTTTTACAGCTTCTAACTCGCTTGCAAGTTGTTCACGTTCACTTTTAAACTCGTTGAGTTTTGTGTCATAATGTTTTTTTAAGTCATCATAACGCTTTTTGTAATCGTGTTCCTCTTGTTGTTTTGCTTCTACAAAACTGTCGCCTGAAGTGTTGTCCTCTTGAGTAGCCACTTCTTCTGTGGGGTCTTGAGTTTCTTCTGTTTGCTCTTCATCATCTTTGTACACATCTTCACGATACTTACCACGATAAAGATTTTTGTTATTTGTTACTCCAAATGAATCGTTTGGTTTGTTAGCTCTTACGCCCTTTACTTGTGTTGCCATAGTTTTTTACCTCATGTTGCAGTGCCACTGGCTGTGGGTAGCTGCTTCGGTTTGTCAGGGCCACATGTGTGGGTAGCTGACTAATCTTCTTTACGCTCTGAAACCCTGATCTGTCATAGGGTATCCGTAAGAATCCTTTTTAATAAAACCCTCTGGTTTAGGTTTAGGTAATGCTTTTTCTTTTGTTTTTGGTTTAACTTGTGATGGTTTTGGAAGAGGTTTTTCAATTACATTAGATCTACCTTCGTTAAACCAAGTTAATAAATTTTCTGCTGCGTTTGTATACACACTGTTCTTATTTACTTTAGGATTTTGAAAAACGCCTATTCTATACGACTGTTCAAGATTATAATTTGTATCTCTTAAAGCTTGTCTAAATTTTTTGTATAATGGGTTGCCTAACCTACCTGCAAAATGTTCTGCGACTAATACAGCCTTTACTTTAGGATCTGAAACATCTTTTAATCTTTTAAATATTCGGTTGTACTCATTTATCTTATGCTGTAACATTTGATCGCTTATAAATTTAGCTTCGTCTGAAGAAATATTTAATGGCTTTTTAGCCAAAGCTTTATCAGCAGCTTCTTTTTTTAAACCAACATAAGGTTTAAATCTTTTTATTAAATCGTCTGTAAATCCTGCTCTTTTTAAATCAGCGACATTATGTTGACCTAAATCAACACCTCTTCCTATCGTAACTCCACTACTTTCAATTATTTTACCACTTTCATATTTAGGTATATATGCTTGTGTTTTAATTTCACCTTCGGATAAACTCACAGCACCTTCAGTCAACCGTAACATTTCAATCTCTTTGTCTTTTTGTTGACGCATGCCCTCTGGCATAACTGGTGGTTTAGGTATGAAACCATCTTCTTTTTTGGTTTTTCTAGGTCTAGGAGTATACTTCTCTGACGGTAAGTCTCCTTGTCCACCTATTCCAAAATATCGCAATATATCTGGTAAACTTGCTCCTGCTTTGGTAACACCGTTACCACTTGCCATTTTAACTGGGCCGCCTAGATAAGCTTGCTGTTGTGTTTGCTTTTGTATCTCTTGTGTTCGTCTTTTGCCACGATTATTTATCTTTTCTAATCTGTCGTAGCCTATCTCTTTTGCAAGGACTTTTGGAATGTAAACTTCGTTCTTTGATAAAAGTAAATCTACTTTGTCTCTCATACTTATTCTAGGGTTTCCAAACTTTACGTCAACCCCCTTTTTTTCTAAATTTGTTAAAGCTTTGCTTACCATTGTTTCTATATCTTGTTTACCTGCAAATTCTACGGCTGCAGCGTTTATAATATAGTCACCTTCTTCACCTTCAAATGGTCTGTCATCAGCTACTGTTTCTTGTGGTTTTGCGTTAGGATCATAACCACCGATTACTCTTGGTGCTTTTGCTACGACAGAACCTAATCTCATGTTCTTTGGTTTACGTAATTTAAATCCATTTGTTATAGCACCACCCATAAATCTACGAAAAACAGGACCTGATACATCACTGTAATACATATCACGAATGACTTCTTTGTCATTCTCTGACATTTTGCTGTATCTTTCTTTTAGTAAGTTTTGTATATCTTCAGGTTTCATACTTTTCCTACGATGTAACAGATTGGTTCAAGAACAGATCTGTACAATCTGCCCAGTGTGTGTCTTTTTGCACCTCTCATCTCTTGTCGTAAATCGAGTGTTCTGTGTTTAGCTATGTGTTCTAGTGTGCTACGGACAATTTTGTTTGGCACGCCAGTGCCTTTTGCGTATGCAACAAGTGGTAAAAATATTCTGTGATAACCTTTTTGGTATTCTTCAGATAAGTTATCTTTTGCATATTTCAACCAAATTGCATTTCTAAATGATCCAAAGCCGTATGACTGGTTCATCATGGTACAAACTATTTTACCACCTCCTGTGTCAGAACTAGCAGCGTCATCTGCAAAAGTCATAGATAAATCTTGCCCACCTGTTGGGTCTACTGTTACTTCATCAGCAGTTTGACTTCCTTCCGACATGTCTCTGTAGTCATCTTCACTAAAACTATAAGTTTGTGCTGCTTTTCTGTCAGCCTTCTCTAGTTCTTGTTGTCTTTTTGTGCGATCAGCAGCTTCTCTTAAAGCTTCTTGAGCTTTTCCTTTAGTTACTCCTGTAAACTCTGTATCGTCTATTGATGGAGAAAATCTTGTATCTATGTCAAACACAGTGTCTTTTGGTCTATCATAATCATCAGGATCAAAAACAGTATCTACTGTTCTACCTGCGAAAATTCTGTCGGTATCTCTAAATTCAGTGCTTCCACCCCTGCCCGGATCTATAATATTGGTAAAGCCAGTTTCACCACTAGTTACTCCAGATTGGGTTACACCTCTACCAAAACGATCTTGATCTCCTCCGAAAGGTTTTCCAGTTGTAGTAGTTGTAGTTATACCACCAGACTCTGCGTTCAATCTATCTTTGATTGCTTGTGCTTGTTCTTTTGTTATAGTGCTACCAAATATGTTTCTGTAACTTCTTACTTCTGTAAGCCATTGCTCTGCTTTTTTCTTATCACCATTGAAATCTTTTTTAGCTAATTGTTCTATTCCTGCAAGGGGGCCGTAATAAGATGACTGACCATTAGCATCTACAAAAGAACCATTAAATCTATAACCACCTTGTCCACCAACACCAAAACCATCTTCATTTCCTATGCCACCAAGATAGTTTGGTAATTTATTATTTTTTATTGCTTCAAGATTTAATAGTTGTTGATTAGTTAAACCATTAGGCAACGTTCCAATATACTGTGTACTCCCCGGTCGTCTAACTAGATAAGTATCATCTACATAAAAAGCGTTACCCATGTCTTGAACCCCAAACATTTTACTGGCAATGTCAGGATTTCCTGCTTCTGCAAACGCTGCTTGAGCCGCCATAACTTCTTTTGTTGCATTGTACTTTTCTGATATAGCATAATTACCTATAGCAGTAAACATGCCTGCTCCCGGATTTTCTATACCCCACGGAGTATTTACACCTTCTCCAAGTAACGCACCACCTATCATTGCACCTGATGTGCCTGCTACAGCTAAACCCAAACCTGTAATACTTGCATCTTTTGTCATGGTTGACTTATCTCCAAGACCACTTGCTTTTTTATAATCTTGCCAAGACTTAGATGTTAAATCCATAGACTGCAAATCTGCAGCTTTTACTTTTGCATCATAGTAATTACCTGTTGTACCAGTTACATTTCCTTTAAGTCCAGTTGATAATTGTGCAGACAATAAATTTATCGGTTCATCATCACCACCTGTAGGTATTATTCGAGGTGCGACATATTTGTCTTTATCGTCATCATCATCATCATCTTTAGGCTTTTTTACATTAACACCTGTTGAATCAAGATAATCTTTGTAAAAATCTACAAAAGTACTAAAATATTGATCTTGCGTTAAAGCACGACCGGGTACAAATCCACTATCTTCAGCCATTTTTAATTACCTTCTCATAGTTACTCTTCAGGTTGAGGAGCATTTCCAGTAAAGCCAGTTTCCCCTGCAGTTGGCGTAGCTCCGACTCCGATCGTGCCGTTACCATTCCCTTGACTGTCAGTTCCTTCAGGCTGTTGAGGTACTCTACCAGATTGTTCCATTCCTTGCTGTTGACCACTGGCGACACCATCTTCGCCTGTTCCTTGTTGAGCATTTGCCATCATTCCTTTTAACATTTCTGCGTACAGTTGTGCTTCGTTTTGATCGTTGACTAATGTGTCAGGATCAATGTCTTGTGCTATAGCTAACTCTTTTATTAAGTTTGGTATCTTTATAAAAGGTGCAAGCATAGGATTTGCAACTGTCTGTAGTAGTGCTGTTAGTCTTTGTGTGCGTACTTCTTTTTGCATGACTGCAGCAACACCACGAGGTTTAATTTCAAGATCCCCTTCTATATCTTCCATAGTATCATTAAACTGCATGTTCCACTGAAAAAGTGATTCTCCTAGTGGTTTTAATAAATGATCGTCTATGTTTTTTATGACTGTTTTCATAGCCAGTCCTGCCGATCCCATCAACATAGATAGTCCTGCAGCAGTTCTACCAGTGCCAGTTACACCTGTTTGTCCGTGTAATATCGATGGTATACCTGTATCTTCATCGGCAAGTTGTCGTGATATCTGATACATCTGTATGTTCTCTGGTGCAGTGTTTGGAAACTTTAGTCCGTTGATCGCTGTGCCAGTTACACCAGACTGTCGTCTAAATATCTTACCGGGGAATATGTCCATGTTTTGACCGGGTACTAAACTTGCTTCGTCTACATCAAATACAAGATTACCTGCAAGTGCTAAGTTGTCGATAGCCATACGATAATGACCGTTCATAAGCTGTTGTGAATATTCCATATTTTCTGCAACACCTACACCCCAAAGTTGATATGGATTTATTTCAAATGGAAATGCTTGGAACGGTATTCTTGCAGGAGTAAATGGATTCATTACGCATCTAAGTATCATACCTCCACATACCCAGACATTAACTTGAACTTGATCAAACTCAGACATGGTTTCTGATCCTTCAAGTCCGACTTCGTTGGCATACTTTTTATCTATAGACCCCCAGTATTCAAGAACTTCAAATCTATTTTCTTGGTAGTACGGCTCAGTATCATCCTCACGAATAGTATCTTCGTAGTATTTATCTTCATAGTTAGGTCCTTTTGCTAAACACTCTTCGATAGCTTCAGCATCAAAGTATGGTCTTTTAACAAGAGAACGCAACTGTTGTCGGTTCATTCTGTGTCTTTGTATAACGTACTCACAATCATCCATACTTGTTGCAGATGGATCAGGATGAAAATCCCACACAGATACTGTCTCAATACGAGGTACTACTTTTTCATAAGGCTCGTAAACTCTGTTACCATTTTCATCTTTACCCCACTTATGAACTCTTTTGTAAAAATTAAACGGTCCTTTTACGATACCTGTGCCAAGAAGTGCTGATTCAAATATGGCTTTACGAAATACGTTGACTGCATTACTATCAAGTAATTGATCGTGTATACACTTCTCCATACGCATTGCCATTTTTTGTGCAGGCTTGACTTGTGGTTCACCTAACTTTGCAGGGCCTTTTGCCAACATGTCAGGAAATTCATCACCGTATGTTCCTAACTTGTGTGGTTGTTTGATAGACAAAGCACCCGGCATTAACTGATTGCCATCTCCTTCAAATCCATACGGATCTGTCATCTCATCGAGTGGTGTTTTCATGTGTGCAAACTCCTCAATACCTTCTGGTATCGGAGTTGGTTCTACAACTAACGGAAACTTTTTATTTGCAAACAATATATCTATTATCTGTCCGTATGCTGCAAGCACTTTTGTTTTGGTTATTTTTATAAATACTCTAGATCTTTCAGAATCACGATACTGGGTCGTTGAGTCGTATATACCTCTGAAGTTTTTATAAGCTTGTAACCATCTCAGTTCGTATGATCTTCTACCATTTTCAGAATCTTCAAATTTAGTTTTTACAAATCCTGCAAGTCCGGGCATTTGCTCGGCAGGGTTGTTTACCGATACACTTGAATCATCTTCTGGTTGAAGAAAATTTTCATCAGCCATAATTTACTCGTATACTATTAGTTAAATCCACCAGTGTAGTTTCTGTCATCAGCCATGTTAAACAGTGAAGCTTCGACAGTTGGCTTTGTTTGTTTCTTTGGCATGTCTACTTGTAAAGCATCTGGATTTACTTCAGTTGTAAATTCCATACCTTCTCTGTATAACTGCTGTGAACCTTCTGGATTGTCGATAGTTACTTTATCTGAACCCATAATGTAGGCTGCACCGTAGTTGTAGTTGCCTGTTGTTTTATTAGCCATCATTATCTCCTTGATTGGTTTTTATCAATAAATCCACCAGAGGAAAAACCCCCCATTGGAACACCAGTAAGACCTCGTGTAAGTCCTTCTAGGAAACCTACATCTTGCTCTTGCATGGATTTCTTTGCCTGCTCTACTAAAGGTTTAGAAGCAAATTCTACTACATCTTCAGCGGCAGTAATATCACTTGGGCCTACTGGTGAGAACGCACCTATCGCACCTTTAGATCTTGCTATTTCTTCAGGATCACCTTTTCTTTTTGCTTCCTCATATTCAAAAGCTCCACCAATAATAGGTATCGTTTTACCTGCTTTTGATATAATTGCTCCTGCAGTAGTTGTGATACCTGTTATGACTTTCTTTCCTGTGTCGCCTGTTATAGCATCCCAAAGACCCTGTGCTTTTAATTTCTTTACATCTTCTTCAGGTATTGTAAGTTCAGGATTAGGAATTAAATTGCCTTCTTTTTTTAATTGCTTTTTTAAAGTTCTTTTAAGTTCTGTTTCTTGTATCTCTTTTACTAAAGCTTCTTGTTGTTTAGGTATTCTAGCTGCTTTTATTTCATCTAGTTCTAAACCCTTTTTTTGAGCCTGTATGTCAAGATCTAACTGTGAAACTGTTTCTTGTTTTGCACCTGTTATTGCTTTTTGTCTTGCTAATTCTATCTCTTCTTTCGTAGCAACTCTTGGTGCAACAACTTCTTTGAGTGCATCTTCATTAAATTTAAATTCAGATTTATGACCGTCGTATACTTTTACACCTTCATTTGCAACGTCAAGTGTAGGTATATTTAAACCATATCCTGAAAACAAGTTGTTAGTTGTGCCTGCTCCTAAATTAAATGCAGAGGTCTTTACCATGTTTTCAGTGATAGAGCCTATAGCTTTCGACTCAGGTGTATTCACTTTGTATGATTTTGCTTTTGTGCCTTGTGCTGTGTGACCCATGAAATCGTCACCGAGATTGCTTGCAAGTCCTAAATCACTTTCAAGTGCTTCAATATTCGCTGATCGTATTATCTCTGTAAGACCTGTGACGACCTTGCCTTTTCTATCCACAGGTAAAGATATTTCATGTTGATCTAAAAATTTAGGAAGTAAATATTTTTTCCACGCTTGATTTACTTTTGTTTGACTTGTATTAAACAACTTGACTTCAGAGTTCGGCATGTCAGGGTTTGCTGACTTAGCTTTGTTATATACACCTTTTAAAAATTCTGCAAATGATCCAGTGTAAGTTGTAGCATATCTTTTCTTTTTACCTCTGACTTCGCCTTTTATTGAAACTGAAGTTTCACCATCTTTACCTGTAATTATTGATACATCAGATAATCTAAGAGACTTGTAATCGTCTGTATCATTTAGTATCGTTCCGACTCTGTGGCTTGTGTATCTATGGTATATAAGAAAATCTTTGGTGGCATCACTTATTGCTTTGTCACCTTTCATCTCGTTAAAGCCTTGAGCGTAGATTTTATCTATCTCTTCAAAAGGTATCATACCTCTCATGGCTTGTTCACCACGAAGCTGTCCTTTAGCACCTACATCTTTTGCTAGACCTGTAGCACCTGTGACATTAGTGGTGAGATCAGTAAGACCAGATTCGACTAATGCTTGATTAGTATATTTTTCTAGAGCTTGAGCTTTCACATAGAAGTCAGTCTCTACTTTACCCTTGCCTGCTTGTATGTTTGTTAAATAATCTTTACCTTTTACTGTACTAAAATAAGGACTTTCTAAATTTACGTTTTCACCTAGTTTACCCTTTGATATAGCATTTTTAAGTTGACCAACATTTTTAGCTGCATTTTTTTCATTAGCTTCAGTTGCTCTGCTTTGGGCAAGATCCAAAGCCTGCCCTAATGTCATATCTTGTGTTACTTCTGCCATTTACTAATACCCAAATGTTTGGTCTTGCATTTGATAGACTTGACTCTTAATACCATTAAGTGTTTTATGAATTGACACATACCCTGTCATCCTTGTCATTAACATATATCGCAGTGCATCGTATGCGTGATCTTCTGCCTTTGTGTCCACATCCTCTGCATTTGTTTTGCTAAGAGGTATACCTGAAAGTTGTTTGATAAGGTTGACACAATTCGGAAATATTCGTAATCTAGGTTCGTCTGTTCGTGGATCATCTGCAAGCCTACGATGTATTTCCATTTTACCTTGCAGTCTGTTTCTGTCTGATGGCATCCACCGTACACCACATCTCATCATTGTTTCTGCTATTGATGGGCCGAACCCTGTCTTGTTCCAACACGAGGAGTCAAGTACAGTATAGTGTGGTGTGGGATCTTCTTGTTCTACTTGTAGTATTCTATCAGCCAGTTGCTCTGCTGTCAACTGTTTTACGTATAACTCTCTGTAAACCCAAATGTTATTATCCCAGTCTATTGCACCCCACAGCACACAAGATGGACTTGCATAACCGTAGTCTGCTGCACGTATTCTGGGAAAGTTAGGTGGCAGTTCAAAACTAGGAACTACGTGCCTTGACCTGCTAAATTCAGGAAAGGCTGCACCCTCTGTTACTTCCCAATCACCCTCAAGAAGTCGCTTACGCTCGACTTCAGGTAGTGATCTTAACATCGCTTCGTATTGTCCGTCAGCCAACAAGTATGGATTGTCAGTTAAACGTGCAGGTATAAACCTGCGATAGAAAAGTGGCTCACCTTCCTTTTCGTGACCTTTGGGCCACAAGAAAGGTCTGCCTGTTTCAATGTCCACTGCAGGAAAAGTCGAGTTGTGTTCAGATGGATCGATGTACATCTTCTTGACCCACCAACCTCCGACTCCTCCGGGGTTCGCTGTACAACGCATGTACAGATGACTTTGCAGTTCAGGATCAGTTGCTCTTAGTCGTGAACGGAGATAATCCCAAACGTAAGGCGAGGGATATTGGGTTATCTCATCTATGCCTATCCAGTTAAACGACTGACCCTGAAATCGTGTTACGTCTTTGTCTTTGTCAAGATAGGTAAACCAAATCGTTGCACCTGACGGAAAGTGCCACGTTGACTTTGACTCCCTGAACTTTGCACCGGGGAAAGCTTTAGGGTATAGCTGACGTGACTTGTCGATGAGTTCTGTTAGCTCATCCAGAGTACGCCTAAGAAGAAGCCCACGATGATTGCTATTGTGGCAATACCTAAGAGGGTCTGCGAGAAGTGCAAAGCTTTTTCCCCCACCTGCTGAGCCACCGTACAGAACATCTCTTTCACTTGAGGAAAGAAACTCTTCTTGAGGACCTTCGTTTGGCTGAAAAATAATTTCACGCCCATCCACCAGTTGCTCAACAACGTCTGGCAACTCTTGCAGATCCGTTTTATCGATGACAGCAGTCGTGTCTTGATTGAGTGCTTTGTCGACTTTTGTGATTTTTTCTTCGAGTTTTCTGGCATAGCGTCTTTTACTTTCTGCTTGCTTTGTTACCTTTGCTGCTCGTTTCTTTGCTTCAGTAAGCCTGCGTTGTGTTTGCTTACGAGCTTTGATTGCAGAGGAATAGTTGTATCTTTGTTTGGGAGCGTTAGGGTCTTTCTTTGGGCGACCACGCTTGGGTGCATCGTTATTCATTTACTTTCCGTGTACCTGAACCCTTTGCATATACTTTTGGTGTAAATTTTTTTGGATTTCTGCCTAAAATATGTTTTGGAAACTTCAATTTAGGTGTTTCTTTTTTTGTGCTTGACTTTAAATCGAGAACACCCGGTAAAAGTGCTGCTCTAGCTAAATTAGCAACATATACAAATGGACTAGCCATCGATAGTTACCCCTTTCTTGGGTGGAAGTAGTACAATGCCGTGTACAGCCTGCACATTTACGTTGGTTGTCTCTTGTTTACCCAGTCCGACCCTGTTTAAGAGCGATTCTGCAGCCCTGAAGCGTAGATCGTCTCCTCTTTCAGGCACTGGGTTGTCTATTGTTGTTACAA